GCGTTAGCCTGAGCCGCTGTTGCTTCTCCGCTCTCCAGATGACTCATAACATCTTGAGCGCCTGAAGATAACTTATCCATGCCCGCAATAACATTTTCAAACGCTCTCGGGCTTGTAGCGCCAGACATAATAGCGTTTCGCCCATTTTCTAAAATGTTGTTACGCAATATATCAGCAGATTTAAAATCCTGTGAGTGCATTGCATCAGAATATTGGGATAGTAATGTTTTTACTGATTGTGTATAGTTGGCCTGATTATGAAGCAAGGACTGGTGGGCATCTGTTCTTGCTGCTTGCAGTTTGATAGCATTTTGCTTTTGACTAACAAAATAATTAAACTTCGCCCTATCGCCTGAGTTCATAGGAGATTGAGCGGCCTGTTTTATAGATGCTTCGGCATTTTTTTGGATAGTATCCGCTTGCCCCGGATTTTTTATTAAATCAATTTGAGCTTGCGCCTGTATGTCGCTTGCTTGGGCTGCTGCGTGCATAAACATCGCTTGGCTGTGCTCTTTCGCTAAGCTAAAACTCGTTTTCATCGCCATTTGCGCGACTTGCCCGAACGCCTGAGCCATGGCCTCAGAACCCCTAGCCTTGCTTGCAACTTGCTGCTCACGAATAACGGATTGTGTCTGCTGTAATTGTGTAAATGCCATTACGGTTTATTCTCCGTGAAGCCCTTTAGCTGTGAAAATGATGAAACCATGCCGCCAACGTCCCCGAACATCTGCGCCCAGAGGGTGTTTTTAACATTCTCTTGCTCCATCTTAGTGTTGTACTCGCTCATCTCTTTTTCAGTTTCCAGGTTCTGAAACTTAGTAGAGCCAATATTCATCGTCTGGCGCTGGATAGCATTAAAGCTCGGTGATGATGCCGCCAGCCCTTTGACGGTTGCTTGAGCCGTTTGGTGTTTAAGTGTTTTTCCAACTTGATCGTAAACGTTGAGCCGCTCTTGTGAATAGCGCAAGTCTCGTTGTTTCTGTTGCATCTCTAGCGCGTTTTGCTGCTGCTCGGCAGCCTGCATTTGAGCGCTCATCTTTAGGACTGACGACGTAGCGCTAATCGCGCCCGCCACCATAGCGAAAGTTCCCATTCCAACATCCTTGTTTAAAATAGTTTTGTCTCACAATATTACGCTATAACGCGCTAGGAGACAATATCGGCAGTGATATTGTATGAAATTCCGAGGATCTGGCAGTCAAATGGTGAATTCTGTGTGATTTTGACCGTGGAAAATCTATTCCAGCCCCTGGCGGGGTAAATTATAGCGGTATCTGTCTGAGGGGTTAGCGGTGCTTCTTCTTGGATCAAGTCATATTGTTGGTATGCAACGAGCTTTCCATTAATGAAAAAATTCAAACTCTCGAAATAGTCAACATTAATTTCAGTGATATGCTTTGTCCAGTTTGAACGCTCAGCGCCCGCGAATATAAACATCGTTTCGATTTCAAACGGGTACAAAAATCCTACTTGAACATCCCCACTATCTTCGTTGGGATTGTCAGCCGTCACCTCGCCACCAACAACCTCATATTGCCCGTAGTCCTGGTTTTCAAAAAACACCTCGACAACATAGCCCTCAAACTGTTCTAGCCCGGTGACTAGTCCGTCCGTGTCCATCGTGCGCTCTATGTAGCTGTCAATTTTAAAATCTTCCACGAATTTTTCAATCGCGTATATTCCGGTTAGCAGGTAACATTTTAAAAAATAAATCTCGTTATTGATCGTGAATATATCGACGACCTCAACCGTGACATTACCATCAGCGTCACGCTCAAAATCGGCCGGTGTTAATGCCGCAAGTCCTGCCTGCATGGCAAATTGAAACGTCGTAACGGTATCATCTTCATTCAACAGATAAACAAAATTGTCTTGTGACGTATCCGTGCCCCGTAGCAACGCCCTATTGAATGGGTTTTTAATTAAACTGCTTGTAGCTGCCGATACATTCGTTGACGTGTACGTCTGCCCTATGCCATCAAAACGATAATTAATAAGCGCTTTACCTGTCTTCGTCACGAAATACGAATCGTTTAAATAGTTCAGCGGTTTAAAACATGATGATGCGCCGTACGCTGATTGCTGCCGTATACTGAACGTGCCCGGGGTTAACGCCGTGTTAACGTCCTGAGGCGCAACAAACTCAAAATTTTCTGTGTATATCTCTAGCTGTTTACCCGGATTAACCCAGACAATGCCGCCGGTCTGGCTCTGTCCGATGGTATATATAATAGCGTCCGTATCATCACCAACGCCCACGTCAAAATTAACCGGCTCGTTAATCTGTGAGGCAAACAACGTGCCTGGCAACTCCAGTGTGTTAGTGAACCACAGTCGATTCTGATAGAAAGCAATTTTTTTTGGATAACCAAGGACATCAGACCATGATGGTTGCCGAACAGAATATTCAGAGCCTTTTGTAGATCCTGGAATCTTGAATGGCACTTTAACGTCAAGGGTAAACACCACGACCGCGCCATCCCATGGCACAACATCGCTAATAATGCCGTAACCCAGCGGGTCTTCAACGCTATCACCACCACCGATAATTTGTCCACCTATCCAATCGGTCGTAAACCCTGGATCACTGGGCGCTGTGATAGTGAAAGTATTTGTGACGTTGGCGCCTGCCATGTCCACAGTTAATGATTTATATTCTACTTTACCAAAATCAAATGCTGGAAACGGGAAAATATTTAATGCCTCAAACTCAAACGTCGGTGTAGCCGGGACGTAATCACTAATAAAAAGACGAGACGGGATAAAATCAGGGTGCGCAAACACCAATGCATCGTTGTCCTCTGAGTAATCTAAATCATCCAGATCCGCGCTAGCGTACGGCGTTACAATAGTTTGATGAAACGTCAGTAAATCACCAACAATCGTAAACACATGCATAGCAAGATCGGCAGACAGAACAAGATAATACCGACCATTCTTGTCTGTAAATTCATATATATTCGAATTGGGCTGTGCGTAGGCCGTCACGTCAATCAGAAATTTTGAACCTTTGCGTTTCTTTGCTAGCCCTGTCGTTCCCACCTCGGCATTCAAAAGCTTTTGCGCTGCTTTTAAATAGTCTCTAAAATCTGTGCGTTTGTAATTAACTGGATCGACTTGACCCATCGTAAACATTGTTTGCCTGACTGTTCTTGTACCCATGCTACAACTCCATCGTTAAACAAAAATATTTCGATCGTAGTCGTTATTGGGTTTGGTCGTGATATAGCGCTCCATATCATTCAAGTTAACCGCCTTACCCTTCTCCTCTTCGTATTTCGCCTTTAGATACTGAGTAAGCTTTTCGTTTTCTGTTAATACAAGACACGCATCGCTCGCAATAAACAACACAATAGCACGGAAAAACATCGTAGAAATAGCATCAACATTCACATCATCAATGATGTAGTAATATGATATTGGTTTCTCGTTCGTTGAGATAAGGTTGTTTGATATGAGATAAGGTGTATTAAGATTATTATTGATATTACCAAATTGAAACATCCTACCGTAGTCTGCTGGAAGCTGATATGTGTAGGAAAAATCAGGCGTAAGGGGCGTAGTAAGGGGTGTACTATCCTCGCGATAAAGGATCGCGAAATTCCAGACAGTTTCCTGTAACAAGACTGGCAATAATAAGTTAAGCTTAACATCTAATAACGTTGCATCCTCTGAATCGTTAATGTTAGTAACCGGTAGCCTACCAAGCTCTGTGAGCGCCTGGTTTACAATATCCAAGCGTGATATGGGTAATGCCATAAATCCCTCCCTGGATTAAGAGTAGAGGCAATTTACCCCTACCCTTTTTCGCAATATTACGGAAATGCTACCAAACTAAACACACCGCCGACTTCGCTTACTCTAAAAACTGCTAGAGTAGATGGAAGCAATCCAGTCGCTAAATAGTTAATATAAAAATAGTCATTATGTTTAACTTTAATATTTCCCTGTACCGCGAGGTCATCTAAATAACCAGCAGTCGTAATGGTCGCCAAATCATCCTCGGTGCAGGCATCAAAACCCACCGGCGCTAATCCAGCTCTACCCGCAACGTGCGGTGTCAACGTATCGAAATTACTCATTAGTTTATTCTCCTAAATATTGATTATGGGTTTTGAGCGAATGGATCGTTAGCAGTCAACAGCACGACACCGTTTAACTGAATGATCTCTGCGCCAGTAGTGAACGTAGTCAACAATTCCCAGCGATCCTCTTGAGGAACCCATGTGATAGAGGTTGAAACATCTCTATTATAGCTCTGCACAATAGCGTCTCTGTGAACCATCGGAACTAGATATACCGCTGGGCCAACACCCGTGCTCGGAATCCTGTTAACACCGTTCTCACCGACAAATCGGCAATCAACACCAAGATAATCAGCAATGCGGTTGTTAGTTAATGGTTTAGCATCGTTATAGAAGAAATTCACAACTCGGTCATCATTTTGCAATGATTTTTTCAAGAGAGCTGGCGCCCACAATGAAATATTGTAGCCTTGACAGTCAACGCCCTGGCTTTCTAGATATGATAAACCTTCAGACATTTTGCCTTGGTTTAAACCTGTGTTAACACCAGTTGTGATAGGCACGGTTTCAATAGAGCCAAAACCTGGATTAGAGAAAATTGCATTAATCCGGACGAAATCGTCCATACGTCCAGACGCGCCAGCGTGCTGCTTGGCATGATCTGTGATTTTATCGTAGTTGAACAATGTACGTTGGCCACCGCCGATAACAGTTTTTAACCTGTAATCTTTGGTAACAACCGGCACGTTGGTTTCATCAACTGCTGTCACTGGAATATTCGTTGGAGCGAAATTGCCTTCCGACATTTCGAGACGGTCAGAAACCGGTACGTTTAGAGTCGTGCCGCTTACCCCGTGTCTCGCGGTAACAGTCCCGTTGAATCTTTGGTCATTTTGATATTGTAGCGTTACCATCGTGTCAAATAATTGACTGGCGGCCGCTAGATCGATTTGATCAGCCATAATAACATCCTTGTCATTTTCAAATTAAAAAAAGTTTTCTTTTTAACTATCAGACAGGTTGTCGAATCATCGGGCTGCTAAAGTTGCGGTCATTCAAATCGAGGTTAGACACAAAATGTCGCTCAATGAGAACAATATAAAAATGGTATTATAGAATTTATAATAGAGCAAGTGCTAGAATTTTGTACTTCCCAGGATCTTAGCCGGGATCTTTGCCGGGATCTTTGCCGGGATCTTTGCATCTTTCATACTGCAACTCATCATAAATATAAAACTCAATCCTTCCGGGAAAATTTACCGGTGACCAGTGAGTTATTATTGATTTCTTGGGATCATTCCTGAATCGTTTCTCACCGTAAACCCACTCTAATACACCAACGTTATAAAATTTTTTTCCATATTTCAAATCAATGAAATATACAAGATACATTTTCCCTATCGCACCCACAACATAAACTGGGCAATCAGGAGGAGTGGATTTTTTGATATCAAACCATTCTATCACTATACTATCCTCGCATGATTATACTCTGCAAAAAAAAGGGTCATATATATGGCATGACCCCAAAATGCGGCACGATCGGAAAAACCAGAGCCGCGCGGATATAATAGCTCTCTGAGGTGTTATTGTCTATCTTTTTTGAAGCTCTTGTTTATAGTGTCCAACTTCTTTACATTTAGCAATAAACTTTTCACGTGCACGCATATCATTTGGACGCTCCCTAGCCAACCTGCCCAAATCCTCACACTCTCGATTCGCGTCACTGACCTGATCGGATTTGCTAGGCACTCCAGCCGTCCCAGACATACCTGGCACCTGTGAATTTAATTGCTGTTCTCGTTGTTGCATTGCGTCACTCATATTTTTATCATCCCTTATTATTTGATTAAAAACCGTTTCTCTAAAATTGTCGTCAAAACCATTAAAATTTTTTTCCACAAAACCCTTTAACAAGTTTAGCTTCTCTTCCCCTAAGCTTTCCTTTCTCTCTGAAAAGTCCGCCATTTGTTGAGAGGCGTTATCATTCAATGCCTGCGCTGCGCCTGCAAATTGCTCCTCGCTCAGTCCGGCACGTTTAGCAATCATTTTCAACTCATTGAGCTGGGAATCTCTAAGCGCCACATCTTTTGGAACACTGTAATCATCGGGTACTGATCTTAGCTTTTGTAACTCGGCCTCTAGCTCTTTGTTTCGTTGATACAATCCGGAATTTTGTTTGTACCCATGCTCCAAATCTTCAACACTTTTAAATTTCCCCGCATACAGCTTCGGCGCATCATCTAAAATGGCAGCTACTGAATCAGTTTGTGCCTCCACTACTTCACTCTGTTCTGTTGTCATTAACGTGTCCTCCGTCTAGTAAATGTTTAACTTTATCCATTGAGCTTTGCAAATCTCGCCAAACGCTTCGCCGACCGTCCAGCCAGACCATCGCCGTGCTGCTCATTGTCTGTGGATCTTCCATTGCATATGTGTGCAGCATTTCCCGTAAATATTTAGCGCCCGCTTCTGATGAAAATATCTGATATGTTTTGTAATCAAACTGCGTGATGGGGTTTTTTGCTGTCAGCAATTGTTCTAGTGTGCTCATCTGTGTCCTTTAATTAATTAAAATTGTTCCGGTGTTCCCTGTGGCAATCCAACATCAGCGCCTGACGTCGTTGGCGTTGGTGCGCCCTGTTGCATCTGCGCCGCCTGCTCCTGGTTCGCTTGATCACCTACTTGCTGCATGAGTTTCTCAATCTCTGCGCCTGATTTAAATAATTTGCTCGGCAAGTTGAAATTCTCAGTCAAATAATCATTAGCCTCGCCAATGTTCAGCGTGCCCATTGCTGCACCTTCGCCAAAAAATTGTTGTTTAAGCTGTAGATTCTGCGCCAGCTTCTCGACGTTCTCTTTTTTCTGAATGTCATATAAAGGGGATTGAAAATCAAAACGGAAATTGTGTATATTGATGCTACCGATATCACGATCACGTGTTAATAGCCTACGCTCTGCAAGAATTTTTGCCGATACCTCGAAAACCTGTTTTGGTAATTCATTAATCAGCCTAGATATATCTGTTGAGCTAGACCGCTGTGCACGGTTCTCGCGTATTGATATCTCGGTTGCTGTTTTAACAGGATTGTTAATCTCGCCGAGAGGGTCAACTTGAAAACCTTTTTTGATAACGTCTTGCAACATCATGATGCTCTCGTTGACCTCTGGATAAACGGGCATTTGTAATGCTTCAACGGGGTTACGTTGTCCAGGTTGTCTAGCAATCATTGCGCCCGACCATTGCCTTACGCTCCATGGGTTAAACATCTTATTGTTGTCATAAAACATTGGCGGATCAGCTTTGAACGCCTTATTCTTGCGATCATCACGCACAAGCTTGTTTAAATCAATAATGGTGGGAAGCAGATCAAGCCCAATTCCGCGACCATCAGCTTCACCGGGTCGGACACGATCCCGATAAACAATGATCTGCGGATAGGATCTCTCCACTTCCCATAAAAGATTGTCCGGGTCAGATTCTAGCACGGCATAGATATAGTATTTCTCTTTACCTTTCTCACCTATTTTAATCTGACCGTAAATCACTTGATGCACTTCATCCAAATTGTCTTTCAACATCTGCAATGAGCGCCCTTTATATTTCGGGAATGTCTCGATAATTTTGCGTGCATATAAATTTGTTTGATACCAGCATGTATTTACCAAATCATCTGTTGATTGCTCAATGTATAGCGCAACTGACGGTATAGCTCTAAACAACAATGGCGTTTGATCGTCTATACTCTCAACCCATAGCGCTGCAGTGCCACCAACCAAATCTAAATTCGACGAGCTGACAATGCGAGCCAGATTGCTAGCATTCAAATAAAACATGATGCGATCATTAATCTCATCGACAACCGGTTGT